GCGTAGATGGCGACCTTCATGTCAGGATGGCCCCCTGCCGCAGCCCATCATCGAAATACTCCACCGTCCGGGCCTGCTCGCGGGCGAACGTCTCGACCGCCCGCCGCACGTCGCGGTTGTCGCAGTCGTCCGCCAGGATCGCCCGGCAGTGGGCCACGAGCCGCAGGTCGGCCAGGGCACCCTCGTAGGAGTGGTCGCCGTCGATATGGGCGAAGTCGGCCGGCGGGAGTGACTTGATCGCGTGCGAGTCCACTACGACCAGGTCGGCGTCGATCTCGTGCCGGTCCACCAGCCGCCGCCAGTGGGCCAGACAGTCATAGCTGTCCGCGTCCATCGCCCCGTCGATGCACAGAAACGACGCCCGCGGGGCCACGGTCGCGAACGTGAGCAGCGAGTAGCCGCAGCGGGTGCCGATCTCGATCACCCGCCGGGGCGCGAACCGCCGGCAGACCTGCGCTTTCATGGCGTAGTGGAAGATCACCCGGCTGTCGCAGCCGAACCAATCGTCGTCCCGCCAGTTGGCTTCGAGCAGTGCCCGGATGGTGTCCACGGCCGGCACGTCCACGCTCACTCCCATGTCGGACTCTCCAGGATGGATCGCACCTGCTCGACCGCCATCTCGGCCATCCATGACTCCGCGTCCCGCACGCCGAACGTGGCGATCAGCTTGCCGCCGCGGAGGGCCAGCCCGGCACAGAACTCGATCTTTCGCGATTCGCGAAACGCGAACGGCGGCGACACGGCCGCGATCGACCAGTCGGCTTCGGCGAACAGCACGAAGCGGTGCTCGTAGACCCGGCGGCCCTTGACCATCGCGACCTCGTGGATCACCGCCAGCCACTCGCCGCTGCCGATGGGCACGAGCTGCGAGCCGCCGCGAAACGCCCGGGCCACCGGCGGCGACTCGGCGTAGGCCGTGACCGTCCAGTCGTCACCGGAATCCTCGACCAGACATACGTGGCCGTTGGCCGAGCATGAGTAGAGCCACCGCTTCTGGCCCACGAGCGGCATCCAGTTCTTCTCGTGCTTGCCGTCCACCGTGTCGTGGCACACGAGACTCGCGATCCGGCCGTCCACGACCTCGCCGTATGCCATCCGGCAAGTGCCGTCCTGCCCGTTGAGATTGCGGAGCGTGGCCGATGCGTAGAGCCGGCCGTCGATCGAGTTGAGCCGCACGTCCTCCAGCCCATCGACCGGGAACTGCGACCGCGGGTAGTCGCATTGCAGCATGGTCGCGAGACCGGGCCGCTCGTAGAGCAGGTTGTCGGTGCGGATCACGCCGGCATCTTCCGGCGGCATGACGTACTGGCCGTTGTCGTCGATCCGGTAGTTGCTGGTGCGGACGTTGTAGAGCGGTACGCCGTCGTGGATCACGACCGACGGGTTGAACCGCGACCAGCCGACCCGGACGGCGGGCTCAAGCGGAGTGAGCCACACGTCTACCAGGTCGCCGATCGGCCGGGTGTACCACGTCCGGTTGGAGCGGACGGCTTCGTCCTTCTCCGGGGAGAGGTCCATGCGCATGAGCCGCTCGCACGCGCGGCGGCCCACGTCGTGCTCGCCGCAGTAGTAGGCGTGGGCCGCGAGTCGGTGCAGGTGTTCGATCATAGGTGTTCACCCGTTCACCGGCAGCGTAGCGATCCGGGCCGGGGTGTAAACCCCGGGATTTGAGCGGCCAGAGCGTCGCCGCCTCCCTGTTTTTGGCAGGCATTACAAAGAGCTTGCCGTGTAGTCGTTTGAGATTTGCGACGCCTCGACGTATGCGTGCCAGATGATCGTGGTCCCAGCGACGCCGGTCACTTCCAGCTCTACGGAGTCGAGCGTCCCGTTTGCTTTTAGGGTGGCAGATGCAGTCGAAAGGCCGCTGTCGGTGTGCTTGTTAGAGCTCGCCTGTCCGACAATCGTCAGGTTTGAAGACCCGTCTCGCTTGACGGTTGCCGTGATTGTTTCGCCGTAGGCTATGTCCCCAGTCCCACGTCCGGCGATTTCAAATCGCATCCGATATACCGACCGCTCCTCTAAAATGATGGAGTTGGTCGAGGCCACCGTGGACAGTCCGTCGATCGTCATCACCGCCGGCGTGGCGTCGGTGGTGCGCCGCTTCAGGCACCACATATTCATCTGCGCGATATGCCGCGTCGAGCCGTTCATCAGGTAGCCGGTTCCAAAGCCGCCCTGGTAGGCGTTCTTCGTCACGACCTGGCGACCGAGCGCGAATCCGTGTTGGCCCACCAGGTTGTGATCGGTGCCGATTGCGAACCCGCGGGATGTCGGGATGATGTTTCGCCATCCGATCGCGACCCCCTCGCCGCCGCCGTTTAGCGTGCAGATCAGAGAGCGAGTAAGGACGTTGGATTGTCCGAGCCCGCTCGCCTGCTCCAGAAAATCAGTCGTGGCCGCTTGAAACTCGGCCGGCGCGACAAGCGTAATCACGGTCCTGTTCGTTCCGGCGTTGTAGGAGACCGCCGAAACCTTGTTTGGCTGCCAAGAGTCCACATTCGAGGCGCTCGCCAAAAGGACCGCAACCACAGTGCCTACGGGATACGTCGATGACCTGTTTCCGCTGATCTCGACAGAGTGGCTTGCGGTCGGGCTTGTCCAGTTGTGCGCCACAATCTGGTCGCCCGATCCGCCGACCTGGTTGTATGCGCCAATCGCGTGCCCTACGTTTCGGACGAGGTTGTATTGGCCGAGCGCCGACGACATAGACGCGCCGACAGTGTTGCCGTAACCGGCGGCGAAACTGCCCTTCGCTTGATTGCCGTCCGATGAAGTTGTGTTGTCGATGACGTGACAGGCCCATCCGAAAGTCGCGCTATATTGCCCGGCGTGTGCCGGGAACTCGCCGTAATGATTGAACCGACCCGCGCCGAAGTGGCTTCTATTCTGAATCCACGCCACGGCGCGATGGTTTACCTCAGTCGGCACGCCGTTTTCGATGTTTGGCAGGCCGTTGGCGAGGTTGATGTAGAAGTCTTGCTTTGCATCCTCCGTGCCGAGGTTGGTGTGGGTGTGGGCCGTCGGCGTCCGCGCGTCGGAGAGCCGCGCGTCGTCGCCCGCCGCCACCGTGCCGGCCGCGGTGCCGACGTTCAGCACCGCCGCGCCTCCGAGGCCGAGCAGAGTCCGACTCGTCGAAGCGCCCGTCAGAACCAACTCCCCACCGTCAGACGTTGTGACGAAATAGCCGGACACCGTGTTCCCGCCGATCAGGCCGTCGCTCGTGATGCTGCCGTGGGCGTGATCGGACGGCGTGAACGTCGCCGGCTTGCCCGTGATGTCATCCCACGACCCCGCACCGGCGACCTGCTCGGTCCAGGTGGAGAGATCGGCCCCGAGCCGCCACGTCCTGCCGGTCGCGGTGACGAACACCAGCATCCCCTGCTCGCGACGCGGAGCCGGGATCGCGTCGCGCTCGGCGTCGCTCGCGACCGTGCGGTATCCGCCCAGCCCGTAGGCCGCGGCGTGCGTGGGATGCACGTCGGCGGTGTCCAGCGGCACCACCGGGGCCACGACGTTCGTGCCCTTGATCTCGGCCATCACGCCACCTCCACGAGCACTGAGCCGGTGACCGGGTAGGTCGAGCGGTAGACGCGGTAGGGCCGCGACGACTGGCCGGAGAACGTGATCGACCGGCTCGTCAGCTCCAGAGCCGTCGTCCGGAAGCCGTTGACCGAGACCAGCGGTGTGCCGAACGACTCCGGCAGCACGACGTACACGTAGGCCGCGGCCGGCGTGAGCTGCTTCGCGAGCACGCGGTTGGTGCCCAGGTCGAGCGTCAACTGTGCCGCGATCTGCTCGTCGGTGATCGCGGCGGCCGTGGACACGCCGATCGCACGCACCAGGAGCGACTCGTCGATCACGGCGGCGGCACCCTGCTTGACCATCGTATGAATCCGTCGGATCGCCTGGTTGCGGTCGGACCACCGCCAATGGTGCTGGGCACCGGGCGGGATCATGACTTCGTAGGTCGTCTCGGCGTCGTACTCCGTGATCGCGACCACGTCGCCCTTCTTCGGATCCTGCGGCAACTCATCCCGGTGGATGAAGAAGTCGCGGGTCTCCATGCGGAGTACCGTGCCGGCCGCGTCCAACGACTCCCACCGGCCGGTGACCACCGTGGCCTTGCAAGTCCGCGGCAGCCCAGCCAGCGGCCGGTACTCGACCTCCACGGCCAGGTGCTGCCGGCGTTGCTGCTCGAACCACGCCTCGCCGATGGCGATCATGTCCTGCATGTGTCACCAGCAGAGTGCCAAGAGGGGCGGGCACGGCCGGTAGCGTGGCCGTACCCGCCCCCTTGCGTGGGGTCGATCACGAGCCCGGCCAGAGGAGCACGGCCACCTGGCGATCGGTCGCCAGCCGGGGGCGGGCCAGGTAGCCGGCGTTGGTGCCGGTCGAAGCGTCGAACACGCCACTGGTGGCGTACCACTTGATCGCCGACCCCTGAGCGCCGGTCACGCCGGTGGCGAACACCGGGCCGGTGACGACGCAGTTTGTGTGAACCGCACCGAGCTCGTTGGCGACGATCGGACGATCGGCCATGGTCACGAGAGAACCGAGGACGACGATTTCGCCGGCCGCCACGCCCGTGGTGGGCGTGTAGTCCAGCTTGTTGCCGTCGGCGTAGAAGGAAGCCATCTGAGAAACCCTTTCGGAACTGATGATGGTGGATGGAACCCCGGCGGGCAGGCTTGGGCTCCTGCCCGCCGGGAACGATTACGTCACTGGTCAGGCCGTGGCCATCCGGTAGGCACCGCGGGCTTCGGCCTTGGCCACGCCGTAGGAGAAGTGGCCGCGGACCTGGATGCCGAGCTGGTTGAAGTCCGCGTCGGCCTGCTGCACCGTCGGGAGACGGTTGCCGTTGAGGAACGCGACCTCCATGCAGGGCAGCTCGGCCGGGTTGGCCACCAGCCACCACGTCGTGCCGGTCGTCAGGTACGACGACGGGACCACCTGGTAGCGACCCGCCAGCACGTTGACGTTCGTGCGGGTCGTGGACTCGCCGGTGATGAGCAGCGAGCCGCCCATCAGCTCGGCCGCGGTGATCTCCAGCTCCGGCGGCACGAGCAGCATCGCCGGAGTGATGCCCAGCGGGTTGCCGTCCGGATCCGTGAGCTTGCGGTACGACGCCGTGGCCGTCCGCAGGCTGGAGATCGAGAGGGCGTTGCCGGCGGCAGCCGTCTCCGCACGGTAGAACGACGCGTTGCTCGACTGGAACTCCGTCCAGAAGTCCCGGTTGAGCTTGATCGCGGCACCGCGACCGAGCCGAGCGGGAACCTGGGTGAGAGCCCCGAGATCATCGTTCACGATGTCCACCATCGAGATCGACGACATCCGGCCGGTCAGCTTCGCCCGGATCGTCCGGGTCTCGTCGCTGGCGTCCGCACTCTTGAGCTCGCCGGTCGCACCGACGTCCTCGAAGTCGAACCCGCCGTTGAGCCGCACGCCGGTGACCGCCTTGTAGTCGGAGACCGACCGGATCGAAGCGATCATGTCCCACGTCGATTCGACGGCGTTGTAGCCCTGGAGCAGAAACTTGCCGTACGTGGCCGCGAGCACGTTCGCGATGCTGTGCGTGGCGAACCCGGCCGCGAGGATCTCACGGAGGTTGCCGGCGTTGATCCGGCTGCCACCCGTGTACCCGTTGGCCCGAGCCGCTTCGATCAGCACCTCCCCGAGACGCGACTGGT